GTTTTTTGAATTTGCCATTGTAATTACCTATCCTATTAAACTACAGCCTTATCAAGTAAAGCAAGCCATCCATAATTTCCAGAAGCATCCATACAAGCCAACCATGTTACTGTTTCATATTGTTTAGTAAGACCAGTCCAAGTTGCGTAATACCAAAGAGCAGAAGGAGTATCAACGGCAAACGTTATTGTGTTAACAGTGCTGTCCATTTTTGAAGCAATTATTCGTCTACCATAACAAGATGATGCTTGCGGTAAAGTTAACACAAAACTTGCTGTTGTTGCATCACAAATTGCAAGTTGGTCAGCATATGTTGCAGTACCAGCAGCAGTATATACAGTTTGTTGCATTTGATTTGCAGAATAAGGAACTATAGGATTTCCAACAAACTGTGATGGTTGTTCTATATAGGCAGTACTACCCGGACCATATGCTACATTTAATTTTGGCACACGGTTTTGAGATACTGGCCTAGCAAAAGGTGGAACAATTCCCATTATGACCTCGGTGTATTTCCTTCTGTTGTTTGCGCATGAATAGCAAACATACTCCACTGCGTTGACGTAGTGCCTGTTAAATCAATGTCAAATGCTTGTTGATCTGCAGTTCGCGACACACTTCGTATCGCCAATACTTTATTAGTATTAGATGGCCATTCATATAAACCTGTTGTGCTATATCCTTTGTTGCCAGTCATTGCCCAATTGATAAAAACAGATGATGTAGATTGATTATTTACATGCAATAACAAATTATGTAATTTATTTGCACTGTAATACATTGATCCTTCGGCAAATGTTTGGCCATATTGCCTTGTTTTAATTTCCCAAGAAATAGGTGTTGTTGTAGACCTAGACGCATTGTTTACACTGGTGTACATCGCGTCTGTCCACCCTTCAAGTTTATACAGTCTTCCGTTCCTGTCTCCTGCATAAACTTCTTGTGCATCATCAGAAGACTCAAGAACAACCAAACTGGTAAACGGATATGGATTGATCCATGTATACCAACCTTGATTTCTTGAATCAAAAATATACATACGGCTATTAGCTGTAGAAACAGTATCTGTTTGCGTTGGTGCAAGCATTAATAATCGTCTATCTTGAGTAGCTAAAACGACTTTGGAATACAATGCAGGACTAATATAGTTATTATTTTGAGCTGTAAAATTTTGGCTATTAATATTTAAAACACCTTCAAGAGCTAATGATTTAGGAACAAGAGTGGTACTTTGTAATTCCATAAGACCACTTGCAGTCAAATAAACAAGTTTACTCATAACTGTTGCATAACCACGTTTAGCCAATAACCCAGCTGTTCCGTGCTGTAAAAACCCTTGACTTGCAAAGTTGTGAGGACTATCTCCCGTAAGGAGATAAGTGCTTCGTTCGCGCATAATAACCATTGCAGCAGACGTGCTGTTATCACGCATCAAGCCGTCGCCCTGTACTGCTGCCATTGCTTGAATTTGTTCTTCGTCTGTTTTGTTACTAATGCTAAATTGAGTTCCTTTTATTGCAACTTCTGGATCAGTAACATCTGGTAACAATGTTGTGTAAATGCCATATTCATTTCCGGGAATTAATGCCCAACTTGCATAAATTGCATTACGCTTACTTGCAAATAAACGCATATTGTAAACGGATACAACATCACATCCAGTCGGAAATTGATCTTTGCCTGTACGTAATCTATAACCTAACGTTCCCGGACCATTGTCAAAGAACAATGCAGAGTCTTCTACTTGATCAGTTATTGTAAGATTAGTTGTAACACCAGACGATGATGTTGTTAAACCTTTCCATATTGATCCAGACGAATAAGCAGATCCAGTATCAAGATCAATAAATCCTATTAATTTAGGCTGGTTACCACCAGACAAAACGTTATTCCTGTAAATTAAACAATATTTATACACTGGAGTGCTTCCAGTCAAACCTTGTTTTAATTGTGTTGCAGTATAAGGAATAGCAAGAGATACAGAATTAATTGCAGCCGTAACAATAACTTCATTACTTAATTTAGAAGGAGCAGTTTCAAATCCATTACCACTTGGAATCTCTGGCAAAGGTGTGTATTGATTTGCTCCAGATGTTACGTTAGCAGTAAATGAAAAAGCTGCTCCTTGCAATGTGATATCGGTGGTTATTGTAAACGTAGTGCTACTTGGTACTGATTTTACATAGTACGTAGTTGTTGTACTTACGCCTCCAGTTGTTCCAGTAAACGTCAACGAACAACCAACTCCTAAATAATGAGGTACGGCTGTAGTAATAATAGTAGGCGTACCAGTAGATGCAGTAAAGTTTAAACTTGCCCAACTTGGCGTAGACGTAGTTGTTGGTAGAGTGTATGGACGCCACAAACTAAATGTATATGTATATTTAGATCCCGGCGTCAACGCACCTTGCCTAACAACATTTCCAAAACTAATTACCCATTCGTTATTGTAAAAACCATTTAAGTCAAAATCATTTTTAATATATATAGCTGCTACTTGCGTTCTTACATCTGGCAAAATGGGGAATAATTGCCATGTTAAATACCCGTGATCTTTGTCATACGAACATTGACCAGTAAAGTACATGTTATTGCCATTGCGAATGCCAAGACTAAAAGGTGGAACAGATTGATTAATTTTTTCACTAAATGCAGCTTGCACACTAATTGATTGAATGTTTCGTAAGTCTTGCGTAACCTGATAATAATTTGTTCCGGTAGTAACACCGGCACTAAATACAAATTTGGCGCCTTGAAGCGTTTGATCAGTAGTCACAATAAATTGAGTAGGCGACGAGATTGTTTGGACATAATACGTAGTAGTCGTTGATGTTCCACCAACGGTAGTAGTAAATAAAATTGTGTTGCCTACATTTAGTCCATGAGGACTTGACGTTACAATTAACGGTTGATTTAACGCTGCAGTAAAGTCTACAGTTGGGCTGATGTTAATTTTTGTATATTCATTTTGCACGTAATCAACAAAAGGATTTGAAGGAGTAACGTCTGTTAAAAATGTTGAGTTAGCCTGATTGGCATTAATCTTTACTAGGCCTTTAGGGTCATCCTGACTATCTGCAATTTGAAATCGACTATTTAAAGCATGAAGATAAAAGTCATCTAAATAAACAAACGAATCGCCACCTCGATTAAATGCAGCTTGTACGCGTATTTTTAAACCAGTAAGTATTTTGTCAAAAGACCTAAAGTCGATGAGTAATTGAATTTTTTGCCAGTCGGCTGAACTTTGACCAGCAGCAACTTCAACATTGGTGTAGACAGTAGCTCCCGTAATTTCATTGGAAGAGGAAAAAGCTGTGGTCGCTGTTTTCCAATAACCTTGTATTGTTACATCCAAATTATTTTGACTAACAAAATTAGTCAAATCATCTTGGTTGTAAGCGTAAAAAGTTAAACAGTACAATCCAGCATTGTGTTGAGGGATTATGTATGTTTGACCAGAGGTAATGTTAGCAGTTAATAAAACAGCTGCAGCGGCAAGTGTTGAATCAGTAGTAACCGTTAATGTAGTTGTTGTTATTGATTTTACGTAATAGTTTGTTGCCGTAGTTAACCCTGCAATAGCTACAGTAAATTGTATGATTTGACCGACAATTAAGTTATGTCCAGCAGCAATAGTTAATGTTGCGCTTCCATTTAATCCTGTAAAAGCCAATGGTGTTTCGTCTTTAGTAATTAAAACAGATCGAACATCAACATCTTGAAAAAAGAAATCTTGAGCCTGATCGATTTTTAAACAGTTTCCAACATTGTTATCACGAGTAAGAATGTAGTTGTCAGGGTTTTTAGCAGTTGTGCTAAACACTTTATAAGTTTGACCACCAACGGTTTTTGTTGTGCTTGTTATGTATTGAACGTCAGTTGTATTGTAATTCCATTGACCAAATCCCGTTGCAGTACTAGACGAAAAGTTTCCATTAGTTAATAACGTTGCAACAGTACTTGGTGCTGACCCAAAACTTGTTGTATCAATTGCTGTTTTATTTTGATTGCTTATAGCGCGAATAATAATTGCGTTAGCTGTTGCAACAGGAGAATAAGGCGTGATGTCAACCAGAACAGGAAGAGATTCACCTTCAACAACGTTGTCATTCATGCGGACGCGAAATAACGGATATGAACCACCAGCTGCTCCGTATATGTATTGTCCGTACGAAACCATGCGAACATTTTCACTGTTAGTAAATGCAAATGACGTGCCAGTAGTACGGTCAAGTATTTCTACGGGTTGATTTCCCGGTGTGTTATATGTTGATGAATCCCAATAATATAATTTTCCGTTACACGTAAAAACAATTTTACTTTGCTGGCCATTGTCTTTAAGTGCAACTGTTTCCCATATTGGATTTCCAAGAGCGTAATTAGCAGATCCTGACGTTCCATTCCAGCATGCATTCCACCCATTTCGGGGTTGCAAAGTATTTCCATAAATCTGAACGTTATCTAACTTTTGAAAATAACCTTCTTGTAATTTATTTGGAGAGTTATATGTATCAATACCAACAAACTTACCATCACCTAATGTAAATGCTTGTTGATTATTGGTTACCATGCGTGTTGGCATTTATTTACTCCTTAGTCCATGTGTCGGATAATGTACCGGGACGCGTCCACGGACCAGTAGATGTACCTGATCTAGTATACGTTGTAGTAACAGTGCCAGATGGAACCCATGCGTTACTAAGTGTTTGTGTTGGCGTGTACGTAGATGTAACTGTTCCCGGACGTGTCCATATATCAGTAGATGCTGGAGGCGTAGGCCCTGAAGCAACACCTCCAATCCAAAATCCTAATATGCCACGAAATCCTAATGCCATTATGCAGGATCACTTCCAGTAATAGGTGTGGCTGAAGCATCTGTTGACAACGTAGATGTCCACGAAACAGTTGTGTCGTTTTCTGCATATACAGTAAGAGTTGTACCTGATGCTGTAAATTTGTTACGCAAAATACGCAATGCCTCGGTAACTGTTCTGCCACCATCCGATGCTCCAGCAATATTACGACCAAGAAGCTTGTCAACTATTGCTGCATTTCCAGTAGCATTAAATTGACCTCCTAGCGTAACCGTACTGGTGTTATTTAAAAACGCTTTTAAATTAGTTGCTGCGGTTACATCATTTGCAATGCGATGAACATCTACGTCAATTCCATTTGTTCCACTAACGGAGTACATAGTGACATCACCGTTTTTAGATGCTTGATCACTTTTAAGAATAGCTTTACCAAATGTAGCAGTTGTGTTGCTAGATGTCGGATCGTAAGTGACTACTAATGAACCCCAAATGGCATCTGAAACATTTGTAGACGAAAGATCATTAAAGCCAGTAATGCCTGTACCTTTAGATAAAACAATATTTGTACCAGCAGTTAAAGTGCGAGTTGCTGCTGCCCAAACATCAGTAGCTGCTAATGTACTGCGTGACCCAACAGTAGCATTTAAATTGTTTCCAATAATATAACCAGCAGATCCTGCTGCATAAGAGCCGGGCAATGCTGTAGACCATGGATCTGCAGCTGAACCAGCAGCATTAAGTTTAAAACCAGCTTGACCAGATGTATAAGTACCCGGTAACGCTTCGGACCACACATTTGTTGCAGTTAATGTACTACGAGTTGATACTGCAGCATCAAGCCTATTTCCTAATATATTGCCAGCAGTTCCAGCAGCATATGATCCCGGCAATGCAGTAGCCCAAGGATCACCAGCAGAACTTGCTGAGTTAAGTTTTGCACCAGCAGTACCTGCAGCAAAAGTTCCGGGAATAGGTTCTGACCAAACCTGTGTTGATATTTGAACAGCAGTTGGAGGAGCTGTTGCAAGAGAGTATCCAGTTTTATCCGATACTGTTCCTGCAGTAACCGCACCTCCGGCAGTAATGGCCATTGAGCTAAAGTTAGTCGGAAAGGTTTGAGTTAACGCATATCCTGTTTTGTCACTAACAGTGCCAGCAGTCACTGCACCACCAGCGGTTATTGCTAAGGATGAAAAGTTAGTTGGAAACGCCTGTGTTAATGCGTATCCAGTTTTGTCGTTGTTTGTAGCAACAGTTACCTGTCCAGTAGCGTTTCCAGTAGGCAACGCACCAGATGTACCTTGAGCAACGTTTGGAATAGAAGTTAAACCTAACCGTACTGTATCTAATGGATCATAAGACACTAAGTCATACTCAAGTACTACAGGAGCAATACCTGTACCTTTAATCATAACAACTGCATGGTTAACGCCAGCTGCAAATACTGCATCTGGTATTCCAACTTCATAGAGTCCGGGTAAGTTTGTTGCATCTACTTCTTTAAAACCAAATGACGACCACGTACCTAATGTCCCTGCTGACAATGTTCCTGTTTGCGCACCAATAGTTGTATTACCGGGCCTCCAATAATATAAGGTTACAGATGCGTTAGTAAGTGCCGTTTTGCCAGCACCAGTAGTAGATGAACTATCTAAAATAAATACGTGTTCTAACCTACTTGTAGAACCCGCTTTTACAGTAAGTTTAGCCACGCATGCCTCCACTCATTCCGGGGTGAACTATTAATCCACCACCACTACCGCCAGTAGCAGTTAAATCGTCAAGTATTAATTGCATAGGAAACCATGATGTTGTTGTATCAGTCCATGCTCCAGTACCTGTGCGTGTAGTTAAATGAAATGTACCATCTGGAATAAAAGCACTACTGACTGCAACAGAAGAAGAAGGTTCAATATATGTCATACATCCAAGTGATGCAGAATTAGCTTCAACAACTATTCTGTAATCAGTGTTAGGAGTTAACGCACTTAAAGTTGATTCATCAAAATAAAAATCATGCACTATTTGGTTGTTAGTGTTATATGCATCCGAATTAACATAAGTTCTATTTTGTAATACATTATTGGAAGAATCTAAAAGTGTCAATGTCCACTGTGCAGCACTATTGGTTGGGCCAACTCCCATGCGTACTCCAGAGACTTTAAATGATGTACATAAACTTGCTGGTAAATTAAATTTAATTCCACGTTGATTTGGAGAGGATGCGCTATTCCATGATGCAACAGATGATGCGGTATATCCAGTTCTATATTGACGTGTTGAACTACCACAACCTATTGATGGCGTAAATGTAGTTACAGATTTTGTTTCCGATGTTCCTGCAATAATATTGTACGTATAGGGAAATGCATTTGTAGCTCCACCCATACCTGTACCCATTGACGTCCTAAATCTAAGGCGATCAGTGCTTGCATTCCATGTGCCAGACAATGCGTTAATTACTACTGCATAATATTGACCACGGGTTAACGATGCCGTTGTAGTTAATGTCCACTGTTTGACATTGAAATTTGGAAAGTTTGTACTATTGCCAGCTAAATCGACAAAACCCAACCATGTAGATGATGGTATTCCTCCATAAATAGAAACGGTGTGCGTTCCTGTTCCAGCAGTTGCAAACGTAATTGCCGCACCATTAACAGTAGACGATACAGTAATTACACTGGTTGTTGCCGACACTACAAAATAAATGTTGCCAGCTGTAATTGCTGCAGGTAATGTACCGTTTGTAGCAAAAGTTACAGCGTCACCAACGGCCAACGCAGTACCGCCTGTAAACGTTCCGTTGACGCTTGTTGTCGCAGCAGTAAACGTAACTGTCGTACCTGCTGTCCAACCCGGTACAACACTTTTTATTCCAATACGACAAGTACCGGGAGCACCAGTTAAAACATCAACATATGCCGTTACTCTGTCAATAACAGCATCTTCTTCAGCTAAAGCAATGTACGAAATTACATCACCAACTCCCTGCAATTCTTTTGTTAAAGGACTTGCAATTGATGAGTACATTGGCAGTTCACTTGGAACTAATGCACGAATTTTAGCCATTGAACGTTATTGTGCTTCCATTTGCATCTTCAGTGTTTAAGGTAACACTGATAGGTAAACGAGGCTGTTTCATATATTCAATTATTAAAAGTGATCGCAACAACCTTCCTGAAATTTCTTCCAATTCATCATTTGAAAATTGTAATAATTCATCTAACGATGGTGGCCCAAATTGCTTGTCTGCAAATTTGACGCACAATGAACCGTCATTAACTATTTCCAAAAGCGATATAGTTCGATTCATTTATTCACTCAATTTTAAAATTTTTTGTTCTACAAAATGATTAAACGCTTGAACCGTTCGTAATCCAAGTGTTCCAAGAAGAAACGATAATCCTAGCATTTCAACAGGTTTTGTCCAACCCATTTGATTAGCAACTAATGGTGTAAGATATACGGCTGAAACCGTACCAGTAAAGACAGTAATTACGCCCTGCATGACAGTTTTTACCTTCTTCCATTCTGTACCTGTAATTGCTCCAGCTAAACCTGCAAGCAACTGATTGACATCAACTTGAATGCGATCCATTGTTAAACTACTTTCCGCTTTGAGGTACAGGTGGAATGAAAAACAAACCACCCGGAGTTTTTAAACTTGCATCAAGTGATGCCCACAATTGCATGCGTGTTAAATCGTACCAATCTTTCCAAAACGCCCTGCCTACAAGAGATGGGTCGTCATAATTTTTAAGAGCTATCTTACTCGCAGCATATGACGGTAATGCTTTGATGAGGAGATCATCTGGAATAAAACTATATGTACCACTATCTGTTGGCATTGCTTCTACAACAAATGTTCCAGAGGTTCCGCCAGAAGGAGTAATTGCAGCACCGTTTAACGTTGATGATATTTGAAATCCAGTAGTTGAAAGGCTCGTAGAAATTACGTAATACGTCGTGCCAGCAGTAATGTTATTTACTGTTGATGTCCTGAAAACAACTGCTTGCCCAGAACTAAAATTGTTGGTTGCAGATATTGTCGCATTCGATAATGTTACTGTTGCAGTCACGTAACCGCTTATTCCAATGTACGATATTGCTGTAGGTATAGTCGCTCCAGTGACGGTTAATGTGACAGATGATGTTGGAGTTGGATAGAGACCTATATTGTAAACACCATTACGATACCAATTAGTAGGTGTTCCAGTAGTTGCTACATAAGATAAATCATATGCTTGCAATTCCATTTCACCGCAGTGAGTTAAACGAGTAGATCCATTTGCAATACTAAATGGATAATACACAGATGTCGTAAGCAAACTATTTAATCTGTTTGTAGTAGGACCTATGCTTGCAGATCCTTCAATAAATACACAAGACCTAGCCATTTCTGCAGCAGCTTCATTAAGATACAAAAGTATTGCTGCATCAGACGTGTATTCAGGTAAACCGCCAACACCAGAAGCAACTTCACCAACTACAGATGTATTGGTTTCATTTAATAAACGTAATGTTTCTGCGCGTAATGCGGTATACCCTACAGCCATTAGACCGTTCTCCTCATATACATTGCTGCATATGACTCTACTTGACCTAAACGATCCATGTATTCTGCTTTAAAAACTTGCATACCATTTGGATCCATCATTTGCATGGCTCGCTCAGAAAGTACAGCGTAAATAAGACAATCATGAGCAACAGAAGGAAGCGGACACTCTGTCGTATCAGTATTAGTAATAGGGTTTCCACTTGAGTCGTACGCCCAGTATTCTCCCGGTATTGCATATCCTTCAACCATAACTCCGTTTGTAACTGCAGTAGATGGAGTTGGGTAAATTGCAATTTCATTCATACCTCGAATACCAACAGCTTCTGCCCAAGCTTGAGAAGGTTTATTAGCCAGTGCTACAAGCATTTGATCTCCATAGTTGTACATGCGCGGTTGCACGTAATCTCCGTTGGAGTCTAGGAATCTTGTTGCCCTAATTTTGTAAATGTCAGGACTACTGTATATAGTTTGTCCTGCCACAAGACTTAAGTACCGACGGCCAACCAAACAGTCAGTATTTCTGGCTATTTGATTGGCCGCCTCTTTAATAATGTACTCTAGGCCAAATGGATCACGATCAGCATCTGTGCCGAAATAATTCCGACCCAGCATTCTTACTCGTTGTTTGATTTGACCTAGATTCATTATGTCACCTTAAACCAGTGCGTTCTCACGTCCGGTTACAACGTGTGCACCAAAGTTAATCGTTGAACCAGTTGTAATTAATGCGCCGGTGTTTTCCGTGCGTCCAAACGAAACAGATAACCGCAAGAACGGATAATCAGTCTGGAATGGCATTGTAAATACTGCGCCAGTATTTGGAACGGTATTACTTGCATCACCCGACCAAAACACCTGCTGGAACGTTTTAGATGCAACAGTAGCATATGGAGCAGAGTCAAGATCTGCAATCGTACCTGCAGTACCACTGAATCCACGTACATATGAACCAGTTAATGTAACCGTACAGTTAGTTACGTTAACTGCTGCAGCAGTACCGTTAGCAGTAATGCTAGGCTGTACAACACATCGCAAATACAATGGGCGAACATACTGTCCCGGTAATGGTTCTGGATAAGCACCCGCCTGTCCCGGAATAGAAAGTGGGCCAAGTCCATTTGTTGCGTTAGATGCGTAAATTGTTGCAGCTGAAACAGCAGTCGCCGTGACTAAGTAGTTAGTTGACCAACGTTCCGAAAGATAGAACGTAGTTGCACTAATGTACTGAACCACATACGGACGATACGTTTTAATTACACCACCGCCACCAGTCACACTTGTAAAAACAACTGTTTGACCTTGTACTAAGCCATGGGCTGCAGAAGTGGTAAATAAACCTGCCGTTGAACTTGAAACAGTAGGAGATACACCAATCTTCACGCCTAGTGGTACGGTAGCAGATGCCATACCTTCACCCTTAGTGCCATCAGATAAGTTATTAATAACCCACTGGTCTGCAACTTGCTCATCTACAAAGAAAAAGTCAGATGTTTGCGCTGTTAATGCTGCAGTTGTTGCAGCACCGTTTGACGTAATAGAAAACGTATTTAATCCTGAACGAAATACCTGCTGTGCGTTTGCGCTAACGCCTAGGGCGCCAGCACCAGCAGCAGTCTGCGTTGGGAAAATAAACGAACTTTTAAAATCTCTTGCCATGTCTTACTCCTTATTAGTTGACCTTAACGTTCAAGCGGCCTAGAGCACGAACATGAGGAATCCAAAGACCAGCACCCCAGTCAAATAAGACGTTGTGCATAATTCCGTTTTCCTTGCTCAGTCCAAGGTAAGTAGGCTTAAACGGACCAGATTGCCAACCCTGTACGTAACCAGAACCGTAACGTACAAAATAAATCTGGGAAGCTGTACCTGCCGTAATACCTGTAATTGTCTGGTTGTTAGCAATAACAGGGGTCACACCGTCAGATTTACGACCTACAACTCGAATAGTAACATTCTTGTACTTTTCAACTGGTCGATCGTAACTATCTTGCGTAATGTCAAAACCTGCGCCAATACCCATAACGCGAATGGCCATTTCAACTTGACGCTTTGCTTGCTCAGACATGTATGCAACAATGCCATCTCCATCAGGAGAGTTCATGTTGTCAAGAACATATTGAAAATCAGCAATCAAACGGTTTGCAGCAGCAGCGCCTGTCGTAGACGATGCGGTTGCAAAAAGGTTAGCAGTTGAAATATCTGCGGATGATGTAATAGACATTTCAGCAGGAATGTCATATGCAGCAAAGTTATCTAACCGATACTTAAGTCCGGGGAAACAGTCAGAACTGTTACCTACAGCAGTAGACGTAGGATCGTTGTTGATGTACTTATCATTGAAGTCATATGCAAAACCTTCCAAGAACATCTTAATCTGTGCATCTACAGGATCAATAATGTTCTGTGGCTGATCAAGCAGTACATGGTCAACTGTAATCTTGTTGCGAACAAGATACATAGCTTCTTCGTACGACTTTGGCTTTCCTTTGACCGTTGCTGGTTCAGTATTAATACCTGTCCAGTTTGGCTGTGGAATACCACTGTTTAAATAACGAACGCCAACCTGCTTGAGCGAGGGCGATGTAAAAAATGGAATATCCTTGATAGCATTCCACGTTTGGTGAAGGCTCTTGGTAATTTCCTTAACCAGCGGATCGTTGGACAAAATAGCCTGATCCGCGAGGGTAAGGGCACCATTAAAGTCAATAGCCATTGTGACTTACTCCTTAAAGTTGATTTGGTGTACGGCCGATTCCTAGCAACCTACTAATTGTTCCTAAAGGGGAACGAGATTGCACAGGATCGGATTGAGCGACGGCTTGTTGATTGGAATATGAGGTGTCAATAGGTACTGGCTGTTGCATTCTAGATTGAATAGTTTGCGTAAGCTGTGGAATCATTGACTCTACAATTCCACTTATGTTCTCATGAACATATTGAGCAGCATCCATTGGATTAATTCCATTTTGAACTAAACCGTAAAACATATCCTGTCCACGTTTAGCATATGGAAATTGCTGCAATGCCTGATCCATTTGTTGTGAAACCATGTATTCAGACATGCGATTCATGACTCGGTCATAGCGCATTTTTTGAATTTCAGCTTCTGCTTTTGCTTCAGCTAAATCTTCTGGCATCATTTGATCGCGAGCAAATCCAGCATATTGTTCTTTAATTTGCTGTTCTTCACGATCTAATTGCTGTCGCTGCAATGCATATTGCAAATCAGCTGCGCTATTAAAACCGTTGCCTTCTAGTTGCTGGATAAGATCAGCCCAGCGTTCCATTTGTTGCTGGTATTCTCGACCTTGCCTAGCTTGTTCGTTTACTTCACGGAAACGCTCGTAAGGAACATTACCCGGTTGTTCACCTAGAAGATTGTCATATAAGGATTGACGGAGTTCGGCCTCAATATCCGTATCCGCTCCATACTGATATGTTTGTTGTTCTGCATTATCGTAATTTTCTTCACCATTGTTTAACGCCCATTGGTTAGGGTCGGCGGCTCCCTGAAGTGAATCAATTAACGCTTCTGCTGCTCCAAAATCGCCCGTTGCCGCTGCTGGTGAATCAGCGGTTCGCATCACCATCTCGTCGGACATTACATTGTACTCCTGTTTTCTGTTTTATTGCCACCCATTAATGAGGCATTCATCTGCGCTTCCGATTGTTCTTCTTGCGCATTACTTGCAATCCCGGCTTTTGCAGTTTCTAATGCAATGTCAGCCTCAAGTTTTGCACGTATTAATGCTAACTCTTCCTGTAACTTTAATTGCATTTTAAACTGTTCTTCTTCAGGATTAAAATCTGATAACTGCTGTTGCTGCTGAGCTTGTGCTGCTTGAGCCATAGCCATTTCATGTTGTTGTTGCTGCATAGCCATTTGCTGTTCGCCAACTTGCTGTTGTTGCGCTTGCATTTGTTGAACTTTTTGATTTTGCATTTCTAAATGTTCAAGAATTTTACTAGACTCAGGCATGTTGACCATTTCAACAAACAGCTTATTTGTTTCTGGATCGGCAGGATCTCCAAATACACCCATCTGTCTTAGTGTTGCGTATTTTTGTAATCGTGCATCTGGTCCTTCATCAAGACTAGATCCCGGTACATAAACAATACGGAATTGACCACCATTACGGATTGCATCAAATCGCATAACGCCCTGCTCGATTTTGTCGGAAGGTAATCCGTTGCCTTGTATATTTCCAACAAATGGAACAATGGCAAATTGATTAACAAGTGCAACTTCCCATTCTTTAATACGCGCATTACTAATTTCAATGTCAGCTCTAATGTAAGAATGTTGTGTATTATCTGCTTTTTGCAACAACCGTACGGATTCCGCTGGGGTTCCTGCTTGTGCCATACCTTGACTAACGTCATGCAAGCCAGCTATATCCATCATGTCTTTTTCAACCATTTGTAATAATGGAAATAAATCTCCACCAATACCGGGTGCGCGTTGAATAACAGGAGGATGAGAACCTCTATTGAAATACACTTTACGATAAATGCGATTTTTATCTTCAATTGTGTCTGATTGATTATCGTATGCATCCGCGCCCACATTACTCAAGCGCTCGATCATAATGTAATCTTTTTGACTTTCAAATTGCTCAAGTAACCTACTGTAAATACGATTATATGTAGATTGAAGTGCGCAAAGATCAAAACCTAAAGAATAACCGTATGGCGTACCTGATCTTGGTTGCCATCGTAAAGGTATGAATGGAAAAGCATCACGTTTATCATATGGCCAAATGCCACCATAAAGTAAAACGCCATTTGAAGAAACTATATATCTACCTTTTGGATATAACGCAGATGGTTTTTCCCAATACTCATAAACTACAGCACATAATTTTCTTGTGTCGTAATTGTTTATACGCGCAGTTGATGGTGGAACCCAGCCTCGCCCGGAACCGTTAGCTCCTTCTAAATAACTATCAATATAACCACTATTGTGTCCCATGACAGCATCTGGCTGTACACGTTTTCCAATATCACCATAACTGTCTACAAACCATGACAGTGGTTTTATCATTGCGTGAATCATCCAACGCACATCATCGTCACGTTTAGCTGATGGATCAATATAAACATCAAAACACGGAAGAATTTGCTCAACTACATCACCAACTGCCATTTGCTCATGGCCTATGATTTGTTGCCCTGAAATGTCAAATTGAGGAACTACTTGCTCTCTTTTTGTATCCCAAAAAATTTTTAAATAACTTGTGCCTGTAACACAAGCCCACCGAACTCGTTCTTTTAATTGTGTTTCTCTGTTAAACTTGCGATTGTAATGATGGATTAAATAGTTTGCTTCGTCGGCTGCAGCACGATCATGTTCAGCATCTGATAAAGCAACTGCTGTTGCATCTGGACTACATTGCGTTAATTTACCAATAACACCGTCAATTAAAGGACGAATTTTATTAACAGTAATATATCGATTAGGTTCATTTGGATTTTGCAAGTTAACTAAATTTCTACTATTTGTGTTAATCCTAAACCATTGACGACCTTCAAAAAACGCGGACGCCATTGCCCATTCAATTTCCATTTCACTTCTTGAACGGTAAGCAGTATCAAATTGCGTTTTAACAAAATCAACAATTTTGCGATCTTCCTCAGGTTGTTCTCCGGGAACAACTTTCCAGTCTTTTTGCTGCAAATCCAAAGACAAATTGTTTTTATCTGCAAGCTGTCCATTTTTTAAAGGCTGAGAACCGACCATGCCAATAGCGTTAGGCTTGGTAAACGCACTTATTTTTAATCCATTGCCCAATAAAGATTGAGGAACCATGCGTTTTAAAACATTGGGATTTAATCCTTGAGGCATTTGCGGAGGCATATTAGGATCCATCGGTGGCATACTCATACCCATTCACCAACCTTTTCAATTAACTTTAACAGCTTTTCAACTTTCAATTGTTGCAACGTTTTGTAAATCATATATTGTCCATACAAATTAGCGCTCATAAAAACTAAAAATAAACTTATTTTTACCCAGTCCATTAGATATATTCGTCCTTTTCGTTTTTATCCAACCACAAAGGTCTGCCATTTCGACCACTAAATTCTGATCTACTACTAACTTCTGGGCATTTGACTGGATGCATACGCCACATAGCACCATATCTAAAACTATCAATGGCGTGATCATTTTTTGTGCCATTGTCAATTTCATCTCTGTCTTTAGGACTTGCCATTGTGTCGTTCAATTGCTTTATAAGATTTGGGCAATTGCGTCTTAAAATACGTAACTTTGGTCTAATAATTCCTTTTGATGAATCTAAATCAACTAGCAATTCTTTACATCTTTGCCAACCAGCTTTTCTATCTTTAACTGCACGTACGGCTGGCAGCCCACGTTCCCACCAAACCTCAACTGGATATTCACCAATGCGCTCTTCTGTTTTAATTGGAGGAAAAGTGTTAGCCCAGTCAAATGCAATTGCTTCTAATTTTGTATTCCAAAATTTGTCACGAGCTGCATTGTTTTTTGGTTGAGCTAAATGATGTTTATCTAAAAGATCTAAAACTGAAGATGCTTGTTCAGAACTTACTTTTCCTGATTGATACCATTCATCAATGACATATACATTTTCACGTTCATCACTAGCAAATAACAAGAAACACGCAGGTGCTCCTGTACCAAAGTCATGACTTCCCCAAAACCGCCACCATGGTTGAACTTCAATAGAATCAACGACATGCCATGGTTCACCAGTCATTCCGTATTCTTTAAACTCAGGGAAGAATTTACCACCAACTCCAACATCGTGTTGACATTCTCGTAAGAATGGCAGTAATCCAAAGTCTTCTATTTCACGTTGGCAAACTGCAATGCTTTTATGTTCCCATGTTGCAGTACCACCAGTAATTTTATATGAGATACGACCATCTTCTTTTTCAACTGGTTCATATTTTAAATCATTAATAGCAGGAACAATCTTGCTTTGTATTCTGTTTTGCAGCATGTCAAGTTCTCCACTTAACACACGACTCATAACACTATTAGAATGAATAGCATTTTGTACAAATACAATGGCAGCATCAGTACTTTTTGCTGGCAAAATAGTTTGCGTTATTGTTTGAATTTTCTTTTCAACCCTATTGACCGAGTCATCCAATTCGTCAATGTCGTCCAAAATAATAAAGTCAGGACGTAGATGATCAAGCTTAACACCGCGAGCACCTGTGTCCAAGCCAAAAGCCAAAACATTAAATCCATTAGCAGTACGTAACTTAGATGCATTCCATCCTTTTGAAAAACCATATTGGTTAACAGCTCGCTCAATACCACATCGTTCCATGACATTAGCAATGTCACTTACGTGGCGGTTAGCAGCATCTTGAGTTGCGCATACATAAAGTGCAAATCGACGAGTTGCTCGCACGGCAGTCCGACAAGTAATAAGTTCTACCGTAGTAGATTTACCACCACCGCGAAACCAACATTCAATAAGAGCGGGTGGAGTAATTCCCGCAGCAAATGAATCAGACCAATCCCATGCGCGTACATGATGTTCTCCTAAAGAAGATGATGCTGCATGAGGAGCATATGTTTTTAACCATGTCCGATAATCAAGATCAGCCCCAACAAGTGGAGTTGCTACGCCAAAATCAAAATCTCCTGTGTCAAGAGAGTTTTCAATTTCGTCGCTCAATGCCTGTAATAAACTAATGCTTAGTGACTGATTAGTTTTTACATACTGTTTTAGTTGACGTGGAGTTGACGATTTATTAACTGATATTTTCATCTACAACCTCCGCATCTAAAATAATTTCTTCCTGTTCTTGATACTGCTTTAATAGCTTTCCTATGCCAGTATTAATTGCACGTAATTCTTCAGCGCTCTTAATATGTTGTTTCATCAACGCATACACTTGCATAACAAGGCTAAACGCTTGATCAACTTCTAATGTGTAAGCTTTAACCTGCAACATTCGTTGTTCGGCTTCAATAATGTCAGTTCGTTTCTCAATTAATTTTACTACTTCGTCACTTGCTGATAATGCGTTAACACCTCTATTTATTAAATCTAATACTTCATCTGATGCAGCATTCAATTGATCAATGTCGCCACATTTTGCCGAATGCACAATAATGTGAATTAGCTTTTTAATTGAATTGTAATGATCTGCGCTAATACCATCTGATATTGCAGCAGCTTTGATGTCCATTAATGCTGTTACAAAAGCAGCATCGTCTTTTAATGAGAATAATTCTGGATCTTCTCGTAATTCATTTATGCGAGTTAATAACTGCGAACCAACTTCACTGAAACGTTTTCGGTAAGGTGATTTTAATCCATGCATAAAACGTTGTTCGTGGACTACTGATTTACTTTTTTTGTCATGTTTTTGACAAAAATGTGACCCCTTAATTGCATACAAGTCACATTGAGTTGTTACGCCATTTTTTCGATATGTTGCTGCGCATTGTTGCATTGTACTTATAGTATATCAATAAGTAATATTACGGTATAAACTGCAAACCTTGAGATGTTTTTTCACCCAAGCCAATTATTGATGCTTTTAGGTCCTTTTTAAGTAACGGCCACATTGACCTGTAAGAGTCTGCCAATGTGCTAAAACCTGTCATTTTTTTAGGCTTTCCATTACTATCCTTAAGATTATCGTAATAAAATGGATGCCCAGTGGCTATTCCTACATCAGCTCTAATTCCAGCTAAAGCAGGAGCTACTAAATATGGCCCAGCATGATAGGCAGGATTTAAAATATCTTGAAGTAAATCAAGATATGTAGTGCCATAATTGGGACCATATTCGTTAGAATGTGCGTCGGCAGCTACATGACCCCTGTATCCTTGTAGTTGTTTTGGTAATTTTGTAGTTGTTATAGCTTTTGCTGCATTTTGAAAAATAGGATCTGATAACATTGCAGCTAAATCACGTATAAAATATTGACCATTAGGTCCTTCGCCCATAAACCTAAGCGATTTATCCATTACATTTCTGTCTGCATATTCGGAGTTTAAATATTTTTGATGAGCTGCATCAATTGTTGGGTAATTTTCATAATATATCATATCTATAGGAAGATTAATTAATGGTATTTTGTGCGTCATTTTATTTTGCATTAAGTCTGGCAATAAATGAAGTAATGATTTTTCTACTTGTGCTTGTTTAGAATAACCCGTATCGCCAAACATAGATTTTGGTTGAGCCATAGTATTTAAAACATTACGCGTTAATAAAGGCGTTATGCCAACACGAGCTACTGCATTACCAACTTTTGACATCGTGCTAGGTTGTGGTGGCATGCTGTCAAATGCATTTAAATGCGCTCTATTGGCAAATACTTGATGGCCGTTACTTGTACGTAACGGCTTACTAGCATTCCATGGCTCTTGCATTATTTACCTCCTTGACGTTTAGCTTTTTCTAACATT